CTGATGTTGCTCCTACAATTAATTCTTTAGCTCCGTTTGATGAACCTATAAATGTTCCTGTTGTATCTTGTACAATTAACTGACTTAAATCAACTATTTTTTTCGTAACTTTTCCAGTTGCGCTACTTACTGAACCAGTAACTGTTTCGCCCATTTTAAATCTGCCAGATAAACTATTTTCATGATTATTAAGTACTTGAGGATTAGTTTCTATTGCAAATCCATTATATGATGTTGCCATATAATTTTGAAGTGCTTCTTGACTCATTGGCCAAGCTCTATATCCATCATGTAAATGGTCATTGACAAGAAAGAATGTCCAATAATACATAGATGTACCATATATTCTACTTGATACTAAATCAGGTCTTTCTCCATTTTTAATATTATAAAATCGATAGCCTGAAAAGTTATCTAAAAAAGATGGTAATGGTCTTACACTTCTAAATAAATCGACCATATTTTGTTTAATACCGGTACGATTAAAATCATATTGTACTTTTGGAAATTGTTTAAAAAACATTATGCATCTCCTGTATTTACATTTTTATCTGTGGCAATAAATGGAGTTGTTTCTGCAATATAATATCCAGATTCTCTTTCGTCAATAGAATCATCAGTTTCATATAAATCTTGACGTACAAGTACTCTTTCTTCCTGGAACCCTATAGTTAAATTAACTTCTAATGGAGCGCCACTATCTTTATGCATTGCGGTGCTTCCTTCATTAAATGTTGATTCTAAAGAAGTTATATAACATGGTTTTATTTTTGGCATATATGGATTTATACCACCATTAGAATAAAATTGTATATCAATTAATGGTGGATATACTAAAGCAACTGAACCAGCTCTCTTTGGATATAAAAATTTTCTAAAAGTTCTTTCAATTCTTTTAGCCATATCACTTTCTCTTTCATTTTCAGCAATTAATTTAAAACTAAAACTAAAAGTTCTTACATTTGTGCTTTCATATGCAGTTCTTGTATATGGATTTGTAGCAATACCTAGATTAATAGCACCAGCACTTGTTATTTTATCAATAGTGCTTGACCCTCCTAGTAATTTATCTTTGCCCATCATAGCAAATGCTCCAACATCAGCATTTGTTATATTAGGACCTTGGCCGCTTGCCGCGCTTTTTAATAAATTTAAACCACCTCTTATACTACCAACATCAAAATTAGCGTAATTTGCGCCATCTGAAACAGAAAATCCAGGAGGTTGATATAAATATATTGCTACTCTTTCTGTAGCCGTAACAGGTTTAATACCAAATCGTATAAATGGTAAACCAGTTTCTTGAGCAGACCCATTTAAGTCTATAGGATAGCTATAATGATGAAGTCTACTTAAGTCAACTCTTTCTTGACTATACTTATCCATTTCTTCTGAAACTCTGTTTTTAAACTTGTTAGTAAAACTATCAAAAAAGCTAGCTTCTCTATCAGTAGCTGTTTCTATTGTTATGTTTTTGTCTCTTCTTGGGCCAACAAACATCGATTTCTCCTATATAAATACTTGTATGTTAATTAATACTATAGAGTTATTTATATGAGTTATAGCGGTAGATACACAATAAAACGTCCAGAAAAATATGCTGGGGATGCAAGAAAGGTTGTATATCGATCTTTGTGGGAAAGACAAGCATTTAAATGGTGTGAAAACAATCCAAAAGTAAAGATGTGGAATTCAGAAGAGGTAGTTGTACCTTATAAATGTACAGTAGATAAAAAACTGCATAGGTATTTCGTCGATCTTTTAATACAGATGGAAGACAAAAAGACTTATTTAATAGAAATTAAACCAAAAAATCAAACCATTCCACCTAAAAAACGTAGTCGTAAGACTAAAAAATATATTAATGAGATGATTACATATAGTAAGAATCAAGATAAATGGGAAGCAGCTGCTCAATTTGCTGAATACAAAGGTTGGAAGTTTCAAGTATGGACAGAAGAAACTTTAAAAAATCTAGGCATAAAGATACTCTAAATCTGTATAAATAGATATATGGCAAGTTTATTTGATACCCTACAAGCAAACGCATTTAGAAGCGGAATACGAACTCGTACTAAACAATCACGTGATTGGTTTCAAAAAAATGTGCAAGGCTTACAAATATCAAGACAAAAGCTTTTATCAGATACTGCTTTAGATAAAACAACTACTAATCTTCGTGGAAGTATGTATATGTATTTTTATGACCCAAAACATAAAGCTACATTACCTTACTACGACAGGTTTCCATTAACAATAATGGTTGATGGTGCACCTGGTGGATTCTATGGATTAAATCTACATTATCTAAATTATAATACTAGAGCAAAATTTTTAGATGACCTAATGGCATTTGGACCAGCTAAATCTACTGAAAGTTCTCGTCTTACACAATTAAGATATAATTTAATATCGGGCGTAAGAAAATTTAAAGAATTTAGACCATGCTTTAAACACTATTTAGGAACTAATGTGCGTTCACAGTTTTCAAGAGTCCCAATGACAGATTGGGAGATAGCTATATTCTTACCAGTAGAACAATTTCAGAAAAAAGGTAAAACTGCTATATGGAACGAAAGTGCTAAAATTGCAAGAAGTACTGGAGGTATAAGTATCAAAAATACTAAAGCTTATTATATGAGAAATAGGAAGAAAAAATGAGTATAGACAGACTAAAATCAACAGTATCTAAAAAAGGTGGATTAGCAAAGGCTAATAGATTCAATGTAATGTTTACACCACCAAGTGGTTCACTATTAAACTTTGATGTCGAAAGTATTATTTCATCAGCCATATCAGGCAATTTTAATGCAAAGAATTTAATTAACGATCCAAGAGACATTGCATTACTTTGTGATTCAGTATCAATACCAGGAAAACAAATTAGCACATTTGAACATCAGACAGTAAGACAATCTAAAAAAATACCTTATGGTACAATACATGATGATGTTTCACTTGGTTTTTTACTTACAAATGATTATTATATGAAAACTCTCTTTGATAAGTGGATAAATAGTATAGTAGATACAGATAAATATTGTATCGCATATAAAGAAGATATAGTTACTGATGTAATAATACAACAGTTAGATGAACAAGATATACCAATATATGGTATAAAATTGGAGGGAGCATTCCCTGTAAGTATGAGTGAAATAGCGTTTTCTAACGAAAGCACTAGCCAGATTCAAAAATTGAATGTGAGTTTTGCTTATGATAAATATGTACCGCAAGGTGCGTTAAGTAGTACGGGTAGCAGCATAAGAAGTGCGTTATCTGTATTTGGATAATATAATAGGAGAAATATTATGGCTTTACCAGAGCTAAATACAGCAAGGTATAGTATTGAAATACCGTCAACTGGTCAAACAGTTACGTATAGACCATACCTAGTGAAGGAAGAAAAGATATTAATGATGGCTATGGAGACTAATGACCAAAAGGTTATTATGCAAGCTACCATAGATGTTATTAAATCTTGTGTAGATGATATCGATGATGTTGAAAGTTTAGCAATGTTTGACATTGAAACTTTATTTTTAGCATTACGAGCTAAATCAGTTGGTGAAAAGATTGATTTAAAAATGAAATGTAATGATGAAAAATGTGATGTACGTAGTGATGTACAAATTGATTTTGAAGAAATTCAAAAACCGATAGTTGATAATGAAGAAACTAAAATAATGCTAACAGATGATGTTGGTGTTATAATGAAATATCCATCAGTAAAACAAGTAAATAGTTTCACTGAAGTTGGAGATGAAGGAGTTGATTCAGCAATGAGTATGATTATTGCTTGTATTGACTCTGTATTTGATGCTGATGATGTATATGATTCAAGTAATGAATCTAAAAAATCATTAACAAATTTTATTGAATCATTAAGTTCAGTACAATTTATGAAATTGACAGACTTTTTTAATTCAATGCCAGCAGTATCATGTACAATTGATTATAAGTGTGCTTGTGGAAAAGATAATACACAAGAATTAAAGGGCTTACAAAGTTTTTTTACATAGGCCTTTCGCACGATAGTCTTGTTAACCATTATAAGACTAATTTTGCAATGATGCAACATCATGGATATAGTTTAACAGAACTAAATGATATGGTACCGTGGGAAAGGGAGATATACATAGCTCTTTTGCAGGAACATATAGCAGAAGAAAACGAACGCATAAAAGCGGAAAATAGGAGAATGGGATAATGGCTGAAAACCAAGACAACAGCAGAAACGAAGTCGAAATTGACTTAGATAAGTATATGGCTATGATTGAAAAGCTTGACCAACAAGAAGATACAATCAAAG